ATTTGTTTTATAAAAAATAGCCACCCCGAAATAGAGTGGCTATCTTTTGGGTGATTATTTTAACCTCTTTTCAATATTGGAGTAAATCTCCATTCCTTCATCAGTTTTAAACCAATGTGCTAAAGCGGTGTAAGGATGTTCGTCAAATGGAATTGTCATTAATTTTCTTCCATTAGAACCCCAAAGAAAATTTCTTTGATCAGAAGATAATCTTAATATTCCAGCTTCTACAGCTCTAATACCAAAGTTTCTTAACATTACATTCTCATCATCCGCTAATTCTAAGAAGAGTTTAGGGTTATTTCTAGCAAATACTAGTAAATCACGCCTAAGTTCTTTAGAACTCAAATCTGATACCTTAGAACCAACCTCTACTCTCATGATAGCCTCTGCCATATCTATATCGATATTTCTAGCCGCAACTAAAGCATCAACTTGCATATTTAATGTGTCAATTTCATCAGCTGCTAATGCTGCTGGTTTATATTCTTCATAGATATTATCTCTATTGGGATGATATAAACTTAATAACTTTTGTAAAGTTACTTTTTCTTTTTCTACAAATAAACTACCAGATCTAAAAATAATATGTTCTAATCTTTGATCACCTTTCATTTCATCTACAAATGGAGTTTTTTGGTTTTGACAATATTTAAGTTCTCTTTCATAACCTTTTTCTTCATCAAAATAATAAATATTTGCAGATTTGATTGATCTTGATAGTGGTTTTTTACCATCCTTTAAAAGATACATTCTATCTTTTATCTCCCACTCATTAGTAGGTTTTTTTCTTTCTCTTGCTTTCGGTTCTGGGACTTCCATAACCGGTGTTTCAACTTTTGGTTGTTCTACAACCTGTGGAGTTGGTTCCACTTGTGTTTTTTGTTTTTTTGCCATAATATAATATATAATAAAATTAATAAAAATAAAAGGACCGAGGCCGAAACCTCGGTTCTTTTAAAGTATAAATGCTTATTTCATTAACATGAAATTGTTAGCACCTTGTGTAACTAAACATCTTTCAGATAGCATGTGTATCTGCATCGCATCTAATGCTGACGTAACAGCACCAACCGAACCAGTAACCCATGATTTCATTCGTCTATCATCAGTTTGAGAAGCTCTATAACGAACATGTAAAAATGGACGTTTAAGATTCTTTCCTAAAGCTTGATCATAAACAGTAGATGTGCCAGCTGGAACCATTACTCCTCTAATAGCAGCACTAGTAGCAGCAGTGTTAATACCACCTCTTGTAGCTTTGTCATTTAAGTATCTCATATCAGATTTGTAGAAATCGTAAGATCCACGTCTGAAACCAGAGAAACCTAAATTAAGCGCCATATCTTCTGAGTTGTTGAATACTCCGTAAGAAGTACCACCAGCTCCATAAGAATTCATTGAAGCTAGCATATCATCCATCGCAAGAGACGTAGCTCTATTAACAAACATCATATTTTCTTCAATAGCACCTTGATTATCAAACTCAGCTAAGATAGCATCGAATTCAGCTAAATCAGTAGCAGCGTTAACACCAGTAACACCAGAAGTTAAATTACCTCTATCTTCGATAGCTGCAAATAAACCTTCAGTACCAGCGAGGGCACCAGCATCAGCAGCACCTCTAGTTTGACCATCAGCACCAAAGCCAATAAGAGAGTTGTCGTTTGCTTTTTCAGACTCTAACATAGCCATTTCTAAGTGATCAGTGAAACGAGCTCTAGTTTCTCCTTCAGCTTTTAAGTACCACATATAGCCAGCTCCACCGCCTTCACTTGAAACTTCAACCCAACCAATTTGAGAAACATCAGATCCTGAGATCTCGTAGTAATCTTTCATTATAATTGGTTTGTTAGTGAATGATTTGAACGTAGGCTCATTAGCACCTCTTGATTCAGTTTTATATGTACCAGTTTCATCAGAGTAAGACATTCCTTTACCGTACTCAGAACCAATAACTAACAAGGTTGCCGCTAACGCCACTTCAGAATGATTAGTTAAAACAGCTTCACTATAAGGTTCAAGTGAAACAACGTTTGAGTCTGGGGTTTCTACTACCAAACATTTTGAAACGTACCCAGCGCTTGCTAAAAGCACAAGATCATTTACTCTAATACCGTGAGTTCTACTTGATGTACTACCTACCGTTGTATCTCCGTCGATATCTTGAGCGACAGCAAACGTACCATTTGTATCACCGGTTAAATCTATCTGACCTTTGTAAGATAAATGTAATCTTGATTGCTCAGACCAAATAACTTGGTCAGACGTCATAGATTCTTCAGCCCCAACTTGTGAAAGAAATCCTGATATAGTTCTCGGTCCGAAAACTTCAGCTTCTTGTTCCATTAGGTCTGGTAAATATTGTTGAGCCCAACCTTTCGTTGTCGCGCTCGTAAAATCGATGTAATTTGAATTTAGTGTTTGCTTTGCCGAAGCTGGAACACTGTTCAAATTACTACCTGCAGTAATTGCCATAATTTTAAATTTTTAAATTGTTATTTTTGTTTAATTTTAAACTTAAAGTCGTTAGAATCATCACCTAATACACGAACTGTAATTCCACCAGCCGTTACCTCACCGTGTGCTTGTCTGGGTTCCATATCTATATTTTTCCCCTTCTCAACACTAGTTTTGATAGCGTCGGCTTTACCTTGTTCATAAAAGTGACTTGCAACCGCATCAGCATTCATTGCTGTAAATAAACCCTTGTGATAACCTTTAGCGTCTTCCATTTGCTTATCTTCGTTAAGAAACTTTCCTACGAAGTTACTGAAATCGCTTTGATCGTCTTTCACTTTATTGGCATCATTTACATTAAATCTAAATTTTTTGTCTCCGACAGCATATTCAAAACCTTTGAATTCGTCGTTAAAAACTTGATCAGTTTTATTCAAAAAATTAGAATGAGTTTTTTCTGCTAATTGCTTTGTTTCCTCTGACTCCTTGTTGTATCTATTAAAGAAATCAATCGCTTTTTGTTGTTCAGTCGTTAACTTCGACCCAGCTCTGATATCTTCATAGTATTTGGACTTTAGGTCGTCCAAGTGACCTTTAGCGTCGGCAACTTGCTCTTTTAACGCTAATTTTTTTCTTTTTATATCTCTCTCCTCATCTATTTCTTCATCGTAAGAGAATTGATCTTCCATAAGAAAGCTAATTTCTTCTTGATTTAAATGAGGTTTTGTTTGTTTGTAATACTCTTGTAATAGAGTTTGATTATCTAATTCGCTGTAATCTTGACTAAGCGTAACATAATCATTTATATCACCACCAGTTTCATTCATAAAAGTAACTAACTTTTGAATACTCTCTGGTAATTCCTCTCCAGTTTGTTCAGCAACTTCTATAGCTTGTTCAACTTTTTCTACTACCTTTGTTACCTTTTCGTTTGTTACTTCTTCAATTGTGGGTAACCCTTCATCTTGAACGGACTCCTCTTTTTGAACTGGAGTTTCTTGTTTGGACTCGCCTCCTTCTCCCACTTCTTTGCTATCTCCGGATGATTCGCCCACAGGTACCTCCTCTGTTTTTCGCTCTTGAACGGCATCTGTTTCTGTTTTTAGTGGTTTACTTAAATCGACCTTAGTTATAGTTTCTTCTACAATCTTAGGTTTCATTGTCATTTTTTCTTTTACTTTTGTAACATCACCCTTAGTTTCTTGTCCTTTAGGTTCATTTGTAGTCTTTTCTACTACTTCTTCTTTTTTCTTTTTTGCCATAATAAAATATTATATAATTAATAAAATTGTTAAGGTGTAAGCCCTCCTAAACCAAAATCACCGCTGAGTATATCATTACCTGCGGATTCAAAGTTTTTAGGTGGTTTTTCCTTATTTCTTTGGTCAATCATCTCTGATTGTTGTGTTGCTTGAATTTTCGTTCTTTCGTCTTTACGATCCTCTTTTTCCGTATCTCTTCCTTTAGTGGCTTCTACCTCTGCACCTTTTAATTGCATATTGTATTGAAACTCTAATTCCATTAGTTGTTTCTTAAGTTCAGCTTCTTGTATCTGCGCTTGAGTTTTCATCTGAGATTTAGCTTGCTCTAATTGTATTTGACTCTGGGTTAGAGCTTGTTGTTTTTGTACTTCGGCTTGAGCAGCTGCTTGTTGTTGTTGTGCATTCGCCTCTGCTTGAGCTTGCATATTTTCTTGTTGTATTTGTTGATCTTTTGCTATTTTCTTCTTCCTTCTTATTTTTAGTACTTGATTAGCGAGTTTCGAGTTTTTAATTTCTCTAACATCAATAGCATCTTCTAAATCAATAGTACCTTGTGAAATAGCCATTTGTATATTATTTTCAAGTAACATTTGTTCTTCTACATCTGGCATTAATTCTATAAATATACCGAAATCATATAAGTGTAATTGACTTATTTCTTCTAATGTAGCAACATTATGTATACCTATACCTCTTACAAAAGCATCTCTTGTTGGTGAATACTCTATAACATCAGATATTCTGAGTGATAAACATTCTGCTATTTCAGATGTTATAAATAAACCAGCTTGTAAAATGTGTCTTGTAGCTGTATTTGAATTTGCTGCTGCTAATTTTTGTACCCCAACTAACGCATCTTTATCTGGAGTAGAAGCATCTCTTGCTTCATTCAACCCGGTTACGTCTCGTATCATTTGTAAATAGTAGTTGTAATTAGCTATAAGCGCTTGCATTTTCTGTCCACCAGCCCCACTTTGTATTTCTTGAACAGGCATTTTACCCGGATTCATATCGCCATCAGCAGTCATAGATCTACCTATAATACTACCTGTTTGGAAGAACATATTTAAAGCTTCTTGTGGATTATAATTAGTTCCATTACCTAGATCAATCTCTGCTAATCCATCTGCATCGAGATAGATTCCATCTGGAACCATTCTAGACATTATTTGTTGTAACTTTAAGTGTGTCAACTGAATCATATCAGCAAAACTAGTCATTCTACCTACTAAACTTTCAATCCTTCCATTGTACATTCTAGGAGCAACTATAGAGTAATTCATTTTTACTTTGGTAAAATCACTCTTTGGCCTCATCATATTTTTAGCCATTTCCCACTTGATCAATTTGTCAGTACCTAGTATTAAAACTCCTTCATACAAACATTCAATAGCTCTAGACACTTTACTATAATCACCTTCTTTATTTTTAGGAGGATTAAACGAATCATCTTTAGGTATTAACTTATCCGCCCCGGTCCCGGTCTCTTTAACTTTATAGACCTCATTCATATATGTTTTATAATTAAAATATAGAACTTGAACAGTATTGTTATCTATATTAGTATCGGTTATCCCATTCCTATTATGGTTTATACTACGATTTTTAACTATATCTTCTAAATCATCATGCTCTAAATACGGAAATTGTTTTGCCAATTCGTTTATAGGAATGCTTTTCACCTCACCTACATAATATATATCTTCAAAATAAGGAGAATCTGTATGTGAATAAACCAAATTAGCTGGATCTACATATTCAACAACAATTCCCTCCGATGTATTAAATGATGATTTTGCGGCGCCTATGCCCAACGTGGTTAAGTCATAATAAAAACGCTTTTTAATTAAATCATACTTACTGCCATCAAATAAGACATTGATAGCTTGTTCCTCTGCTAATTCGATAGCTTGCTTATAACTAAGTTGCATGTGTAATTTCAACTCCTCTTCTGTTTCCGGCAACTGATCTGCGTCGTTCTTATAAAGATTTACACCGAAAGCGTCTACAACATAATTATTTAATTCCCTACTTCGCATGTCGGCAAGTATAGATTCCATATATTTAGTCCTTTTATTAACACCGTATGGATCTTGCGAATAAACGTTTATATCATACATTCTATCAGCCATACCATTAACAACTATATCTACGAATTTTGGTATAATAGGTACTGGTTTCCAATCTAGATTAAGATAAGATAAATCACCATTTATTGATAATTCATCTTTATATTTTTGAATTGATTGCTCTCCTCTTGCATATAACCTTAAATTATGAAAGCTATTTTGATTAGATATATATCTATTGTTACGGCTATTGTCAAACCATTCTTTTTCAATAGCTCTTCCAACTTTTAACCCATATTCATAGCTTAACTTCTCTACATCACTAACAACCTGACTTGGAAAAGAATTTTTTATAACTGACTCAGCCATATTTATTTTTCTATTAATTTAGACATAATACCTTTATTTGAATATTTAGCGATATTGATATTTAGTTTTTCTTTTTCTACTTTAGCATTTGGATGGTATAAGTGTCTGTTACAGGCCATTACAGCTAATCCAGAACTTATTGTTGCGTCAAACTTTGTTCTCTTTGTTATATCAAATCTAGTCCAATCGTTTAACGTTTTATTAAAATACATACTTCCATAATTACCGTCTGAAAGGTGACCAACATAACTTTGAATATACATCTCAATAGCTGCTGCATGAGCTTGCTTTATATCTTCACTTGAATTTGGTATTCCACCAACCTCTCTTTCTGCTACGGATAACTTATTCCATAATTTATCTGGCCTATTCATGCTAAACCCCCTATAACCTCTTCTTCTCAAATAATATAACAATCTTGGCTTATTATTTTCACAAAGCATAGGCATACCGTAAAATACTAAAGCTGTCAACACGTCCTCAAAAAATATTTCAGCTGTTTGTGGTCTTGCAACATATTCCAAGAAAAATTGACTTGATGGACAATCTTCCATAGAAAATTTAGTTAACCCATGAAGTGCTCCTTTTGAACCTCTTCCGTCAACCGTACCAGAGATATCGTAACTATCACAACCAAATGCTCCCATGTGTTCATTACCAGGGTATCTTACACCGTTTTTTAATATAACTTTATTTTGTAAATTTAACGGTGGCACCCAACTTACCCTAAACCTTCCTTGTTTATCTGGATAAAAAATCACTTGTGTATCTTTTACCCCATTCACCCATTGGAAATTACCTTGAGTAACTCCCAACGTCCGACTCAATTCTTCATTATAATCTATTTGCTCGTATATTTTTACTAAATTAAATATACTGTTTAAGGATTCATCACGAAATGCGTGTTCTGTAGTTCTCGGAAATTGACGGTAAAACTCATTTAAAGCTTCATGATCACCTTTTAATCCATCAGCTTCATTTTGCCAATGTTCTATAATTCCTACATCTATTAATTCGCCGTCTGGTCCGAGTACATCATTGTTTGGATTATCAAAAACAGGATGTCCGTATTCGTCAATAAATCCTTCGTAGTTCCATTCCATTGGGATAAACAAAGAATATAAACCAGATTTTGTCTGGCCATTTCTATTTCTTTGTGTGACATCCGACGCGTTGTATAATCTTTTAAAATTGTCTCCACCTCTATCTAATGCGTTAGAAGTGCTACCCATCATACATTTACCAACAATTCTACTACCTAATCGTAAGCATGTTTTTGTAACTCTCCAGTTATTTAATATATTATCAGGTCTCTCCCACTTACCACTTTCATCATGTACTAATAGATTTAGTTTTTCACCATCATAACTATTATCTCCAGTATTTTTCCAATCAATAGTTGTATCTAAACCCTGTATATCTTCTAGTTTTTCATTGCTAGTTATTTTCTTTCTTGTAAATTTACTAGCAGGTACTCTATATGCTAATTCTGTTTTAGGTCGATCCATACCGTCTTGAATCGGTTTAAAAAAGAATGGGTAGTTTACGCTAATTGGTACCACTTTGTCTGTAAACATTTTCTTAGCATCCCAACCTGTTTTAGAGAGTATCCCATATCTAGCATCGCTTGATATTGTCGCTAAATTAACTGCTTCGGCCGAAGACATAAAAGAAAAGCCTGATCTACGGTTTTTAAGGTAACACATACCGTAGCATCTCCTATCCGCTTTACAGGCTTCCCAAAATATGTAAAATAGTCTATTTGCTTCTCTGAAATCTGGTGCGCCTACATCAATCTTACTCCATTGTAGATACATATAATGTGTACCTGTAATATAAGTATCTACACCTTTATTTTTAAACCAAAATCCTTCTTCCCTTCTTTGAAATTCTTGATCTATAAAATCATACCATTGTTCTTTACTTTCATCTGGATAATCTCTCCAATCAAATATATTTTTAAGACGAGATAGTTCCTTAGGTGGGTATATTTTAGCCCATTTATCTTCTTTATGTTTAAAAATATTTTTAGATTTAGGTAAAGCTATATTAAAATTTTGTATTTCATATATTTCACCTATTTGTCCGGTTTTAGAAATAACAACAATATCGTGCTCTTTGTTGTAGCCGTACTTCCACTTTTTACCCTTATTAAGTCTACTTATTGTAGTTTTCTTAATGGGTTCAACTATATTATATAGAACTTGTTCGTACATTATTTGGATCTTCCTTCTGCGAATCCTCTAAATACTTTATCCTTTTTGTCCTCAGGTCCCTTTCCTTCAAGTATATTTTCTTCTTCTTGGATTCTATTAAGTATTTCAAACGCATCAAATATTGCTAGCTTTTTAGTGGCAGCAGCATTTTTAAGTCTGTCTGCAGTAATATCATCTCCACTATCAACTATAGCTTCTTTTGCAACTTTGATAAGCTCATCAACTGCTTTGTGCCCAGCTTGGATTATACGCTTCTTCGTCTCCTTGATATTCATACTTAATTGTTATAAAATTAGATAAAACTCTATATAACCGTTTTCCATCGATTATAAACTCATATTCACTACTTGGTCTGAAACCAACTAGATCACCTTCTTTAACAGTACCGTCTGAATATTTAACAATACCAATTAAAGGTTTTTCTGCATCAATATTAAATTGATCTTTAGCTTTTAAAGGTTGTATAAAACAATAACCTTTTGGAGCTTTCCACTCTCTATTTCCTTTATATAAAAAGATTTGATCTTGATTTATAAGGTAAGTATTTTCGTCAAAATAACTCCGACTATTCTTTTCAACACCTTTTATATTATGCCACCTGCGAAACACGTTGTGATGTATAATCACCTCATCACCTGATTTAATATCTGTATCACCAATTATTGGGGTAGATATAACTTTTGCAATTCTATTTACAAATTGATGATTATAGATTTCTGTATTTAGAATAAGTTCTTTATCACCAACTTTCTTTTTATTGTTATATCTCTCTCCTATCGGTGTTACAACAAAGTTGTAAACACTTTTCATTAGTATTCTAGATTATATTCTACAGACACAGCCATGTTTTTATTGAAGTCTTTCCATGGAAGTACATCCTTATCTTTTCTAATATAAACAGAAAATTTATCTTTCTCTTCTACTATATCACAGATTTTATGTCCGCCGTACACTTCCTGACCAACAGCATAGTGCATAGCATCATTTTTATAATCTTTACCTACACTAATCTTTCTTATCAGCTTCGCCATTTTCTGGATATAATATTGTGCCGTCTTGAATATTAATATTGTCTGTTCCGTACTCTTCTTTGAACTCTTTTCTTATGGCTTCTATTCTAGTATGAACATTTTCCATAGCCTTCATTAGACCATATTTTTGAACCTCCATTCTACCAACATCGGCTGTAAGTTGATCTATTGTTTTAATTGTAGACTGTAATCTAGCTAATTGATTTTCTGAAATTTTTTCAGGTTGTTCCGGTATTAAATCTACTACCTTTTCCTTTTTTGTTTTTCTTTTTGCCATTTTATTTAATTTAAGTTAATTTAATTTTATCTTGTAAATCCGAGCGATAAACGCATAGGACTACCATTAATTATTTCATCGTTATTTTCTATAGCAACAACGTTGTTTGCTTCTAATGTGATCACTCCTTCTGCTACTGATGAAACGGTACCACAAAGAGTATCTAGATCGTGAATATAAACTTTATCGCCTTTTTGAAAAGCTTTTCTAGCGTCCACTGTACCTACAGCTATAGTAGTTTGCGCATCAGCAGATATAACACCTGTAGATAAAACGCCAGTAGAAAAATCTATTGCTCCACCGCAAAACCCAGCTACATAAAGTTTGTCATACCCTACGTTTGTTCCACTATCTGGTTCTAGTGACATTATCACAGGTAGATCCATTCCTTGTGCTCCAGTTACACCAGCAGAATATACTTGTCCAAAAGCTGGTCCAATAAAATAATTTGTTGTTCCTTCTATTTTAATAGCACCAACAACATGTCTTGGTAGTTCAAAACCAGCTGTTTGTGCTTCGTTTTCTTCACCTAAAGTACTAGGTGCTGTACCATCAATACTTTTTGCAAAATAAAGATAAAAATCCCTATTTGCTTGAACACCACCGTCTTCACCAATCAAGTGCATTATAGCGCTTTGTAAACAAATCGTACCTTTTGGAACATCAATAGCTTGCCAATCAAAAAGTATATCTCCTTGAGCAAAAGGAGCATCTGTTTTATCATCTGCTATAAATTTAGATATATCTCCATCTACTATGTCAGGATGAAGTTCTGCTGTAAAATAATTACTTGTTGCCATATTTTTTATTTTTTTGTTTTTTCTAGTGATCTACCACCGAAGTAAGCACCGATCACGGTTATTAATACTAATTGTAATAGATCAGTCCACTTATCTTGTACCGTAAAAGAAATAGCTCCAGCATCGATAAATATCAATAATACTGTTGCTACAACTAAAAATATAAGTACCATAGGTCTAACATTTTTGCTAAGCCACGAATCAGACTTCATATCACTATCCCAACGAGATGTGATTTGTTTTTCCATTTCTACCTCATAACTTGAGATAAGTTCTTTTACTTTTCTTTCTGCTTCAAGTTTTTCTTCTTTCGATGTAGTTAAATTATCTATAACTCCACCCACTCCTTTTACGAGCTCTACGGCCTTTAATCAGCTCAGTTGCACCAGAGGAGAATATGCTTGTTAAAATACTCATTAAGGATTTACTCCAGTTATATATGTGGTATCTCCTTTAGTTTCAAATGTAAAATCTCTATCCATAATATAACCGTCTTTATCTTTATGTTTATCAAGAATACCTTTAGGATCTGCTATTATATCAGTAACACCAGCCACTTTGTAATCTTGTCCTTGCGCGTTATAAGTTTTACCATCTTTATTAAGTTGTAATTCCTGACCAAAAATCGCCCCTGCTATTTCTTTGTCTTTTTTCTTATCTTGTTTTAATGGAGATGAATTTCCTCTTCCATAGAATTTACTTCCTTTCATTTGGTATCCTGTTGATTTTTCAAATTTTGGCATAGTTTTTAATTTTTAATGTTTTTCCCATGGAAATTGTTTACCACCCTCTGGTATCCATTCTCCGTTAAATAATATTTTTCCTTTGTTTCTTGGATATTTTTGACCATTCCATTTTATCCA